GGCGTGGTACGCTGAATATTGTTCAAAGCAGAATGATTGATCACATCAGGACTGATCCTCAAGCCGCTTTAACCCTTTGTAAACATCTGGCGGAACATGAACGTATCCCGTGGAAGGTTTGTCAGATTGGGGGAAGATTTCACGTACGGAAAATCAGCACAAAAGGTTCATACTTTGCGATCTATTACCCACTTCCTAAACGATTTTCTAGGGTATAATTAGCTCACTGACTGACAGGTAATCAGGATGAGAGATGGCAAAGAAGGTGGGTAGACCCCCGCGAACATTTAGCGAACTAGAAATACAACAGTTAAAAAAGTTAGCGCCAAAGCTAACAAAGTCGCAACTGGCTGATTTCTTTAGCATTTCGCCAACCACTCTCAGGGAGATTGAAAAGAGACAGCCCGAAGTTTCTGGCATCTATAAAAAAGCTAGGGCCGAAAGGATTGCTGAGGTGGTCGATCAACTGTTTAACCTCTGTATGCAAGGCAACATCACTGCTATTTGCTTCTTCCTAAAAACACAAGGCTCGTGGTCCGAGGAGACATCAGAAGCAACTGACATTCCTGCTACCGTTGTGGAGGTTGTGTTGGATGAGACTAACAAAGCCGCAATCTAAAATATTTCTGGATGAGACCCGATTTAGGGTAGTTGTTGCAGGACGTAGATTCGGCAAGACCTTTCTTTCAACTGTCGAGCTAATAACTAATGCGATCAAAGATCGAGACAGAATGTGTTGGTATGTCGCTCCAACTTACAAAGCGGCAAAAGAGATCGCTTGGGATATGCTGATCGGTAGCCTTCCAAGAGAATACATAAGGCGCACAAACGAAACCTCTCTTACTGTTGACCTAATCAACGGGTCCACAATATCGCTGAAGGGAGGAGAGAAGCCAGACAACCTGCGTGGTAGATCACTGGATTTCGTAGTGCTAGATGAATTTAGTGACATGAGACCGGAGGTTTGGAGTGAAGTTATTAGACCATCGCTTTCCGATAGGAACACAGAAGGGAACAAGACACGGGCCTTATTCATCGGGACTCCGAAAGGAAGAAATCACTTTTATGACCTATGGACAAGAGGTGTTGACGGAATCTCAGATTGGTCAGGCTTTCAGTTTACAACCATTGACGGCGGGAACGTCGAGCCTCAAGAGGTAGAATCGGCCAAACGTGATCTCGATGAGCGAACATTTAATCAGGAATATAACGCTCAGTTTGTCAATTATTCCGGGATTATCTACTACAACTTTGAGCGTGATCAGTCAGTCAACAAGCAGGTAGATGATGGCTCGATGCTACATATTGGGATGGATTTCAACCTTGACCCCATGAGTGCGGTGGTCTCAATACGTGATAAGTCGGACATCCGAGTGATCGACGAGATCGTAATTTACAGCTCCAACACAGATGAGATGGTCGATGAAATCAAGACGCGCTACCCGGCTAGGCCGATTTGCATTTACCCCGATCCTGCGGCAAGACAAAGAAAGACATCAGCAGGAGGAAGAACAGACCTCTCAATCCTGCAAAACGCAGGGTTCTCGGTCAAATGTAGAGAAAGACATACGACAGTCAGAGACAGAATCAACGCAGTCAACTCAAGATTGATGAGCGCAGACGGTAAGCGGCATTTGATTTTTGACCCAAAATGCAAGCAAACGATCAAATCGCTTGAGCGTCAGACCTACAAGGAAGGGACCAACCAGCCAGACAAAGACTCAGGCTATGATCACATGAACGATGCGCTCGGCTACCTTGTGGACTTCCTGTACCCAATTAAGAGACAATATGATATAGAGCAACCGATCAGGTGGACTTAGCCGTGTCGCAAGAAATAATTTACACCCATCCAGACTATGATGATTATCAAGATCAGTGGGAATTTCATCTTAGATCATATCTAGGTGGCGAGCATTACAAAGACGGGCAATACCTTGTCCAGTACCTCAACGAAGATAAAAACGAATATGCTAGGCGCATAAATTTAACGCCAGTAGATAATCATTGCTCTAATGTGATCCACATATATTCATCATTCTTGTGGAAGAACCCGCCAACACGCAATTGGAATTCGCTCGATAATTCCCCTTTGTTAGAACCAATGATGCGCGACATCGATCTCGATGGTCGATCTTTAGATAATTTTATGAAGGAGGCGCAAATTTGGTCCTCTGTTTACGGCCACGTTTGGATCATTGTCGATAAACCTGCTAGCAACGCAGGAACACGCGCAGAAGAACTCGATCAAGGCATCCGTCCATACTTCAACTTGTACACACCTGAGAACGTCTTTGATTGGCGCTGGGAGAGAACTGAGTCAGGAAGGCATAAATTAGTTTATCTCAAAGTCCGCGAGGCTATTATTCGTGAAACGGCCACTGAGTCTTTAGTCCATTTCAGAATATGGACTGAGGACGAAGTTCAACTGTATGAGGTAAGTAATGAAACGGAACGTCTAGTTGAGGCTGTACCCAACCCCCTGGGATATATTCCAGCCGTTTATTGCCCAGCCGCGAGGACTGTCACCCGTGGAATCGGTAAGTCTGACATCGCTGATATTGCAATCATGCAAAAAGCTATCTATCAAGAACTGTCAGAGATCGAGCAATTGATCCGCATCTCTAACCATCCGACACTGGTTAAGACCTACGATACTGACGCTTCAGCGGGAGCTGGCGGGGTTGTCAATATGCCTGATGAGCTTGAGCCAGCCTTGAGACCATTTTTGCTCCAACCAAATGGAGGCAACTTGACGGCGGTCATGGAGTCAATCGCAAAGAAAACCGAATCAATCAACAGAATGGCGCATTTAGGCGCTGTTCGTGGAACGGATGCGGTCAAGGCTTCAGGAATCGCTTTGCAAACAGAGTTTCAATTGTTGAATGCTAAACTGGCTGAGAAAGCAGATCTGTTGCAACTGGTAGAGGAGCAACTGTGGTTTTTCGTATGCTTATGGCAACAAGTTACCCCTGACGTAGAGGTCAACTACCCGGATTCATTCGACATTCGTGACTATCCAAACGAGCTTGAGTTCCTGCAAATGGCTAGAGCTTCTGGTGTTCAGTCGCCTACGTTCATGAGAGAAGTCGATAAGCAGATCGTTGACTTAGTGCTTGATGATGAGCTACTCCATCAGGCGCACGAGGAAATTGATCAATCACGACAGCTAGGGGACTTTTCACAAGTACCAATTGAGGGTCAGTAATGGCGGCAGATAACGATCATGCGCTGATCGTTGATAACCTCGCAAGAAATCATGAGGCTAGGTTACTCAGATCGTTAGAACAACTTGAGGATCAAATATCTGATCTGGTTTCTGATGCTCCTATCAATAAAGGAGGAAAGCTATTCGATCTGACTTATGCAATCAGCTCACGAACAGCGATCCAAAACTCAATCACCGGGACTTATTTAACAGAAGCCGATGCGATTATCAGGGAATACGATCAAGTCGTTACCAGTCTCGAAACAATGTTTGAGAGCTACGGCTCGTTTGCCCGCATACCAGAAGGAGTCATTCCACAGCTACAACGTGTTTCGTTTCAAGGGTTTGAGGACGTTGCGGCAAGGTTTACAGACGAACTCGCAAATGCTTTATATCAGAATACGCTTGTCGGTGGCTCTCGCTCTGACTCAGTTAAATCGCTCAGACAAAAAATCAATGGGGTTTACATTCAGGCAGATGAACCTGAAATCAGGCGTTTGGTTGCTATTGCGAAAGCGAAAGGCCCGGATTCGGACGATGCGGTTAGGCAACTACATCAGGTCTATGCGGCAGACAGAGCCGGAAACAATATGCGCCGATATGCCTCGCAGATGGTCAATGACTCGATCCGACAGTTTGATACTCAGATCGCGGTATCTGCTGGCAATGAAGTCGGAGCCGAAAAATGGAAGTATTACGGTTCTCTGATCGAAGATTCGCGGGAGCATTGCGTTAAATATTGGAAAAAAGTCTTAACTACCGATCAGATCAGAGAAATTTGGGCCAATCAAAATTGGGTTGGAAAAGCTCCCGGTGATCCATTTGTGGTTCGCGGAGGGTATAACTGTCGGCATCGTTGGAGACCATACTTTGACGAAGATGACGATACTCCCGACACTAGCATTGAACAGCAAGAAGAAACGCCAAAACAGCGCATGGACTTGACTGGCGTAGCTGGAGACTCAGGAGTCATTCGGGCCGCTGAGACGATCATGTCCGACACTGTTGACCCATTAGCATTGCGAGTTGCTAACAAACTGCCAAAGCCAAAAGAGATAGTTTCCCGAAAAAATGGCGGGCTCTATGAGGCGTACCCTAAAAAATTAACCACAGATATTCGCGCTACTGATCGAGATGTCCACGCTGTCACGGCTCATGAATATGGTCATCACGTAGATTATGAGATAGCCCAAGTGGATGGTTATCCAAGATTGAGAGCGTGGTCAGAAAGTGATTCAGGGTTCGCAGAAGCATTCAAGCAAGACAGAAAGCATAACAACATTGTTGCGACAAAGACCCGGAACGAGGTCACCTATAATCTGATGAATGAGCTATTCGCCAAGGACAATAGTGGTTCGTGGGATTGGGAAACAAACCCTTATGATGGAAACTTGTGTGACATATTGGACGCGCTCGCGTTAGGGAATGCGCGGAATAATTTTCGCGGGTTTGGTCATGCGGTTTCTTATTGGTCAAGAAAGGGAGCCAAGGAAAAGGAATGTTTTGCCAATATGTTCTCGCTCTATGGAACTGTGAATTGGCCCAAGGTAGAAAGAATTGCCCCAAATATGTCGCGACTTTTCGTTCGTAAATTACAGGAGATTGTTGATGACGGCTGAGGAGTTCATTAAGTCGCAAAAAGAAATACTCGATAACCTTGAAAAAAGGTATGCGGAAATTTTTGGTGAAGAGTCACCAGATTTATCTGATGCGTCTTTTTGGGGATCGGAGATTGATCTATTGAAAGACTCGATTGATACAGGGGTTCCGATCAATGTATCTAAATTGGCACAAGACGCTGATCTGTAAGAATTTGGCCCAATATTGGTCAAAAGTTACGCAAAAAAGACGCTGTACGTGAAATCTGAAAAGGTTTCGACACCGAATGGCTTCAGAATTTGCGTGTAGAAAGTAAATACTCATAGTGAGGTTCGTAACATGAGCGACAACGAAATCATGGCTACTGATATGGTTCAAGAGCCATTGGAAAATAAGCTGGAAACAGCGGAAGATTCGGCGCAGGAAGTCGATAGAAAATTCACCCAAGCTCAACTGGATGAGATTGTTGAGCAAAGACTGGCAAGGGAACGCAAAAAATTTGCCAAGCAGACAGAAGGAGTTGATTTGAATGAGGCACGTAGGCTACTTAACGAAAAAGAACAAGCTGAAATCGAGCGCCAAAAAGAAAAAGGCGAATTCGAGAAAGTCTTACAGCAACTCGCAGAAAAGAAAGATGCGGAAATAACCAGCTACAAGTCGAGACTGCAAGAAATTCAGGTTGATGGTGCGTTAATCAATGCCGCTAGCCAAAGCAATGCGGTTTCGCCAGATCAAGTGGTTTCATTATTAAAGAATCATACTAGGCTCGCGGATGATGGTTCTGTGGAAATTTTGGATAAAACTGGCTCTGTGAGATATAATGATGACGGGACTCCCATGCAAGTCAACGACTTAGTATCCGAGTTCCTGACTGCTAACCCTCATTTTGTGAAGGCATCGCACAGCGGTGTTGGATCGCAGGGGGCGGCAGGTGGCTCTACGCAGAAGCCTGTATCTGTGGCAGATATGCTGGAAAACTGGGAAACCGGAGGAAGGCAAGCGTTTGCCGCAATGAAGGGCAAGCGATAATCGTTTGTAAATTTATTCTGTAAAGGAGAGGCATCATGGCCGCATCAACAACCACAACTTTGAGCGATCTTTTCACCAATATCGTGGCAAACGCTCGTTTTACGGCAGAGGAAAATTCTCTGTTACGCAATTTGGTCACTATCTACAACATCGACGCACAAGCTGGTACAACCATTCAGGTTCCTAAGTATCCAGCAGTCGCGGCGGCTGACCTGACTGAAGGCACTGACATGACATCTACAACGGTGACAACTAGCTCAGTTGCTATCGCTGTCGGTGAGGTCGGGGCTCAAGTCTTTTTGACTGATATGGCTACTATGGGATCAGGCAACCCCGCTGATGAGCTGGGAACTGTTCTCGGTAACGCAATCGCAACTAAAATGGACTCAGATGTCATCGGTTTATTCGATGGGTTCTCAACTTCATTAGGTGCGGCGGCAACTGAGCTAACAGCGTCCTATTTGTTCCAAGCAGTAGCAACTATCCGTTCCAACAAAATCACCAGCCCATTAGTCGGCGTATTCCATCCAAAGCAAGTTTACAACCTGATTTCGTCGTTGACGGCGGCAGGCGTGAACCCTAACGGTGGAGAACTCCAAAATGAAGCTATGCGGACTGGTTTCGTTGGCACAGTTGCAGGCGTTGATATTTATCAGTCGGCAAATATCGGTATTGATGCTAACGGCGATGCTAAAGGTGCTGTCTTTGCCCGTGAAGCACTGGCAATGGCTATGAAGCGTGACTTCAACCTTGAGCCAGAGCGTGACGCATCTAACCGTGGTTTCGAGCTAAACGCGACAGCCGTTTACGGTGTCGGAGAATTAGACGATTCCTACGGGGTAGAAATGTTTTTTGATGCGACAATCTAAAAACTGAGCGACAGGCATGGCCTTGATTTATCGTGGGATTAAGTTTGCTGGGTATAACAAACCCAAAAGAACTGCAAAACACAAAACCAAGAGCCATGCTGTCGTTGCTAAAAAAGGCACTAAGGTCAGGTTGATCAGGTTTG